TAGCAAATTCCTGCTGACCTGAAGATGTCAACTGCTGTGCGCCAGATAGACGGTTAGCAACATCCTGCTGAGATAGACCACCCAAACGAGCTAGGGCTTGTTCCTGCAATCCTCGCTCTTGAGCATAGTTCTGTGCGTATGCCTGTTGGTTAGCCTCAGCAATAGCCCTAGCAGCCGCATCTACAGCCTTGCCAGTCATTTGTTGTTCAGCACCTGATCCCATACGACCAGCAGCCGCAGTCTGGCTTGATAAGCCTCTTAGACCCTCTTGGAGAGCCTCTGCCGATAGACGGTTAGACTGAGCTAATGCACCTTCAAGGTAGGGGTTGCCACCTAGATAAGCACCGCTAGCAGTACCACGGACACCACCTAGAGCTTCGTTCTGGAACTGACCACCTCGGAGTTGCTCGTAAAACGCTCTTGATGGGTCAGTGTAGGCATTGCCGTACATCTGTTGATAGCCAGCCTCGTAAGGGCTGTAATTCCCCATCATATTCATAATGGTGGACTGAGCCTGACGGTTCAGAGGAGAACCAGCCATAGCTCGCTGCTCTGCCATCATCATAGCTTGCTGTGTCGCAGCAGAAGGACCAACCGCTAGGGTTTCTGGTACAGCCCCAAACCCTTCATAAAGTTTTTTGGCTTCTTCCAAGCCAAACTTCATAAACGGCTTAAATTCCGGGTCGATTTCCGTTCTTGTTTCGCTTCCACCGCCACCCATATTACACCTCGCTAATCCATTCTCTAGGACGGAATCCGTAAGCCTTAGCCCTACGAGTCCACCCAGGACGATGACTAGAGAAACTCAGGTACTTCATCCCGTTTTCTCTTGCCATATCTTTGGTAAATTGTAAACCTTTTTCAACCAGTTGATAATCATTTTCTAACGTCCAAGCAGCCCAAACATGGAGTTTCTGCTCGATTGGCTGTAGTACAAAAAAGCCAACAAAATGATTATCTTTAAGTGCTACGAATAGGAAAGACTTTCTATTCCAGCAATCTGCGTACACATCCTCAACGATCCAGTTCTCAGGACTGCGCTTTTTTATTTCCTCTAATCCGGGCTTGACGCTCATCCACCACTGTCTGAGATGGTCAGGCTCGATATATTTGAAATCACTCATCCGACGATAATGTACCCATAAGTTTTATTTGCCGTACTGTTTGCCCAATGCGTCACAGTTGCCGACCCTTGTTGCCTATCTGAAACGTAAAGATTAGTTGTTGCCGATGGTGCGACATAAGTTAGCGTAACAATAGCACTAGGAATAGATGGTCTGGTAGGACTTGTGCTAGTGCCATATTGCTCTAACGATACGCCTGTATCCGTAGTTCTCCACATGATTTCAGCGTAATCACCTGCGTTCATTTCTAAAACGTAATTCATCGCGGCAATTAAGTGACTCGGATCGCCGGTGCTTTTCCTTGCTGGCATATGGAAACGGCTATTCGAACCAGTAACATCCGACCCATTCTTACGAAACCAAATATCTACGTCCTGACCATCGTTTGACGTATTCTTAAATTGGAAAGAAAACTGGATGTTGTAAATTCCATAATTCCTGACGTTTAGCCTAGAACTATTGGAAAGGTAAATTCCATTGGAATAATCTGTTGTATTAAAGGTAACTGCGTAGGCTGTGGTCGTGCTTGCAGCCGTTTGGTCTGTGGAGTCCTGAAACGCCCCATAAGGAGCCGAATCAGCCTCAGCAGCGTCAGATACAGGAATAAAGAAAATCAGGCTGTCGTAGCCTATACGCTCGTCGTTAAGGGTCGTTGTGGTGGCATTGCCTGTCGCTAGGGTTAGCAGACCTGTGTTGTTGGTCTTACCGTCCATAATCCCACGAACAACCTCAGCAACGGCTCGTTCATCACCGCCAAATGGAGGAAGCGAACGGAATTGCGTCATCTTGCACCCTGCCTTACAACGTCAACCTCGACACCCACAGCCGTTTTCCAATCATCCCCTGTAGGAACAGTCTCAACCCGGATATACCTGCCAGCACGACGAATCGAACACCGACCCTCATCGTCAGCCGGAACAAGATCAGTAAACGTAATATCGTCAGATAGCAGATTCCTAGCTGCAACCGCTACGCTACCGCTACCCATATCAACAATCGGTCTTGCCAATGTCATAACTGACCTGCCAATGTCAATCTCACCAGTGATAATCGATGCAGTCTTGTTTGCACCTGAGAAAGTGATAATTCGACCACCCTGAACGCCTGAGAAAATCGAGTTACCACCAGCCCACTGCCTATCGTCCAGAGACACCGTTAGGGCATCAATCGAGATGCTGTAGTTATCTAATGCCTCAAGTGTTACGGATGGCGTAATAGTCACCGCAATTGAGCTTGCCGTAGTAAACGCATACGACCAACGCTGCAAAGGTACGCTATAGAACACCAACATATTCCCACCAGCCTGAGATGGGAAACACCAGATAATTAGCTCTCTGATCGGGTCAACGGTAGCCGACATCTGGTCAATGTCATTGGTCGCAGCGTTATTAAAAAACCATTTATTTATCTTCTGTGAGCTAATCGACTCCACAGACTGACCATTACATACATAAAAACCATCGTTAGCGAGGAAATAAGTGAGATTCTTGTACTGAACCACGCTGCCAGCAGATAAACAGCCCTGAGAGCGTGAAATAGCGTCAAATTGGAAGAATAACGGGCTACCGATGTAACTCATCCGGTAAATTGCCTTTTCCAGCAGCACAATACCGAATTCACCACCTGTTAGACCGAGAATGTCGCCACCGTCAGCAATAACCTGCGTATCAGCCTGTGACGTAGATGCCGGAGTCCAGTCCGTCGGGTCGTTAATATCGCACCAATACAGCTTATTCTCGTATCCTGCCGCATTACCAGCCACCACAAAGTCACGAACCACCGTTACATACTTAGCCGTTGGTGAATCTGCCGACAAATCTGCAAATGCGCTACTGGAATTGAGCGTAAACGACTGTAGCTTTTCCTTGCCGTTAGCCAAAATCATCCGGGAACCGAACTGAGTCACATCCCAAGACTCGGTTGCCGTATAACCTGTGGTATTGATAGCGTCTAGGGCAATCGTCGTACCGTTGTACTTGTAGATTTTCTGAGAACTAGCCGCAAACAGCGTAGAGACACCGGCAAACTTACCTGCAAATGTCGTTAGGAGCGTATCTGCTGCCGCTGAACTGAAGTTAGCCTCTGTATGCAAAGGCTCGTAGCCGTTAGCCACAGGGATGCAGTTCTCAGCCTGAGTTAATGCGCCAGTAACCCCCGGCTGATCTGGCAACCACTCTCCGAAAGTGATCTTAGTCTTTTCCATTATTGCCCCAACCAACCGTTTGAACCTGCCGCAGTGTTATTCCAGTTCGGAATAGCAGCATTTTGGTTTGTCCAGTTTGATGATGTACCTGTGATTTTAGTCCACGAATCACCCTGCTCACTAGCATTTTGCCAAGTTGAACTCTCACTAGCTGAATCAGTCCATTCAGAGCCGACAATAAAGCCTGAAGCAGACGCAGAACCGATGACCGTTATTGATGCAGACTGCCGATAAATTGCTGATCCAGCAGCCGTAACCTCAGCCTCACAAATAACTGACGCATGACCATCATAAGAAACGCCACCAATCGCTGTAACCGTTGCAACACCGTCAATGCTTGCTGAACTTTGCCTGATTCTTATTGAATCCGAACTAACAGTTGCAGAAGCACTAATCTGAGCATCGCCAGTACGCAAACGCAAAGCAAAGCAATTAACAGCAGCAGCACCTAAGATGCTTCCATTGCCTTGATAAACCGCATTTGCTAAACAATTAACTGTAGCATTTGCCGATATAGCAGCAGCAGCCGATGCAACCTTGCCGCCAATCGCTGTAACCGTAGCTTGAGCAGATATATTCCCTGCCGCACTTCTGATACGCTGGTAATCACAACTAACCGCAGCACTTCCGGTAATCGCACCACTAGCCAGAATGACTAGCGCACCGTCAGCCGTAACCGTTGCAGTTCCAGTAACAGATGCCGAAAAACTCCTGATCCTTAGACCAGCACAGGTAACCGTCGCTAAACCGTTTACAGACGCATCACCGTATAAAACACAGACGTTAGGATCAGTCCAAACGCTGCTATCAAGCGAAAACGCCAAAGCATCGATAGACGTACTGAATAAGTCTAGCTGCTCAAGCGTAAAGGCTCCACATACGGATGCTGGCATGGCTTAGGTCAGAGTTACAGACAATGAACCGATAGCAATCTTAAAAATATCACCAGTATCAATCGCCTTACTAACATCCAAGGCTGTGTGATACAGCAGATTTCCTGTAGTCAACGCATCCAGAATACCGATATGCGTCACAGTACCCCATGAGCCAGTAGCCTGATCGAATTCAACTGCTGCACTATTCGTAGTAACGCCATTGCTAGGCGCACCAAATGTCACAGACTTTCTGGCATAAGAACCGCCCGATACCTCTGTGCCTGTACCTGCGTCAGTCGGATCAGTCGTAAACAGACCGACGTAAACCGTTGAAGGGCTTGTATAGCTCGTATTCCGCAGAGTTGCGTTAATCAGAGCGTTTTCCAAATAATTCGACATCTCTGCCATGATTTACCTCACGAATAAGACATTGCCATTGGTTGACCGCTGTACTCACCTGCTTGATCTGCGGTAGAAATTGAATTAACTGCCCTGTCGTACAGATTAGCCCAAATCTGGATACGGTTATCGTTCATCAGATACGGTTCTGCCTCAGCCAAAGCACCGTAAAGCAGCGCATCAGGACAGTTCGCTAGGAATACATTGCTGGCATTTGAGTCACTGAGCAACGTAGGCTTGGCGTAATAGAGCATTTGAACCGTATAGGCTGTGTCTGGAATACGGGCAAACTGAATCTCAGTCGCTAATACCGTATAGAACAGCGGCTTACCGCTTTCCGTAGTCGGAGCAGTTGAATAGAAGTCGTAAGGGCTTTTGTAAGAAATGCTCGTCACCGGATTGGTATCCAAGTGAATGTCACGCATTTCCAAAAAGTCAGAAGGCAACCCAATCTTAGAGTTGCCTCCTGTAGTAGTTGTCGTAGCAACAACCAACATTTGCCGGATTCTCAACTCTCTGCGGAGTCTTTCCTCGGCTAATCGGATAAAGTCAGGAATGACCGTAGATAGATCGCTACGAGCCAGATAGTTAGCTATCGTAGTTTTTAGATCGCTATAGCTCGTAAATGCCATGTTATTCCTCTAGCTGCTCAAAATCTTTCCATCCGTATTCGTAAGTGCCAATGTGCCGAATGTGCATCGATAACTCGTGATCTACATACGTTTCAAAGCCCTCAGAACCAGCCTTGACGCAGAAATACACATCCTCGCCACATACGCCACTAGCACCCCATCCAGCATCGAACCAAGGTCTACCCGTCTTTTCAAACACCTCTCGACGGATCATCACAGCACCAAAGCCGACCGCTGTGACCTGCTCGATACCTTCTTTACCGCGAGAGTCAACATTCGACCAGTTATGCACCAATGTCTCGCCATCCATGTACTTCGTCAGCATCTTAGCTGTAGGCGTGACAGGCTTTCGTCTAGTCGTAGCATTAACCCCAACAATCGGCACATTCCTACTCAGCAGAATCGAAATGATGTCGTGAGGGAAACGCATATCGCTGTCGATAAACAATACAGCGTCACAGCCCTCATTAAACGCTACCTCTGCTAACTTCTCACGCTGGTCAAATATCAGCGTTCCCGGCATTGTATAAAGGCTTAGTCCACCTTTACCGTCCTTGCAACGAGTAGAAGCATCGTGTGCCGCCATCCTCGCAAAGTCGAAAGCAAAACCAGTATGTACCTCATCCCGACATGGTACGCAAACACCAACTCTCATATAGTTCCCCGGTACGTTTTCCAAACAGCATTATCAGGATCGTTCAGCCACCTAGCAAACCCGACCTCATCAACCACGTTAAAGCCCTTCATAATCCCTTGCTGGTTCAGTACATCTATGACCGTAAAGGGTATTCTGGCAACGTGATGCAGTTCGTTTAGGTGTCCTTGCCGAGATTTATCGTAGTCCAGTTGCTTCTTGTTGGCTTCGATAATCTCTGTTACATCCTGCTTAGTCTCGATGACAATCCCACCGTCACCATCTTCGTATGCTGTTTGAGTCCGTATCGGAGTACTCATAAATTCCTTTTGTAGGTAGCCCCCACCGTTAGGCAGGGGCTATTTGCTACTTATTACAGAGACATATCAAGGTCAGCAACGATG